CAAGGGATTATGAGTCCCCTGCTCTACCGCTGAGCTATGGGCCCGGTGCCGGGCGGCAAATCGCGCGCCGCCAATGCTTTATCCGTTGGATTCGGCAGGCGCAGGCTCGGCGCCGGCAACGGGTGGTGACCCCCTGGTGACCCAGGAAGACATGATGCGCGCGACCTCGCGCGCCAGGTCCTCCTGGCTCCGGCCATCATAGAACTGATCGCCGACCCCCGTGCCGTGGCCGAGAATCTCGCCGATGAGACGGTCGGGCACGCCCCGCCGGCGCATGTTCGTCTCGGCCGTGCGGCGCAGGAACTGCAGGGGCTTGTCGTCGCGCGGCTTCGCGCCCAGGGCATCGAGGATCCGGCGGGCCTCGGCGCCCAGAGAGCGGGTGTAGCCGCCCCGAGCCGCTGCGCTTCGGAAGGGCTTCTCGGCGGGTCCCCAGAGGATTGGCCCCTGCCTGTGCGAGAGTTCCTGCAGAAGGCCCGCCGTCTCCTCGTCCAGTGGCAGCACCCGCCCTCGGCCGCCCTTGGGGCTGCCGCGCCGCCTCGTTGCCGGCACTCGCAAGGTCCGGCCCGCCAGGTCCAGGTCCTCCCGCAGGACGCCGGCCAGTTCTCCGGCTCGCGGACCCCAGAGACAGGCCAGACGCAGCGATGCCTGAAGCCAGGTCGGCTCGCCTGCCTCGCGATTGAGCGCAGCCAGGAATCGCCGCGTCTGGTCTTCCGACAGGGCATCGACGTCGAAACGTTCGCGGCGGCCGAAGCGGATGTCCGCGCACGGATTGTTCTCGATCATCTTCATGCGCACCGCCCAGGCGAAGGCGGCCCTCAGATGTCTCATGTCCTTGCGGGCGGTCTCCTGGGATACCTTGCCGAGGCGACCGACACGGTACGATTCGATCAGACGGCCATCGATGGCGGCGAGCGTGCGGGGTTTTTCGGCGGTCTCGAATCGGGCCAGGACCTGCCGGCAAACGGCGATCGTGGCCGACTTTAGGTCGGCGCCGACCGCCGCCAGGTAGCCGTCGCGAAAGTCGGCCCACGTCGCGCCGCCGGAATCTGAGTCGCTGATGCCGTTCAGTTCTGCCTGCCATGCCAGGCGATGGCGCTCGGCGAGGCGCTCGGACATGGGACCGATCTGCTGGGTGCGGATGCGGTCGCCGGCCGGCGGATCTGCCCACCAGAGTTGCCACGGCCGGCCGCGGCGGTCGCGGCGGCGCAGTTTGTGCACGATAACAAGGGGCATGGAGTCGGCCTCGCCCAAGTCCTTGCGGGCCAGAGTATGCGCGGCGGCCGGCGATGCGTCAAGGGCGAACAGGGTGAATTGATCCACGGCCTCTCATCGCGCGGTGCCGTGCGGCCCGGAGGGGGTCGGGGGCGGCGAAGGCCCGGCCCTCCTGAAACTGTTCGACGGCCTCGGGGCGGACGTGGAACCGCCGGCCCCACTTCATCGCCCGAAGCGCCCCCTCGCGGATCCAGATGCGCACGGTCTCCGGCCGGACGCCGAGGATCTCGGCGACCTCCTCGACGGTCAGCGTTTCGAGATCATCGAGGGCCATCATGGGTCCCCCGGGGCGTCTTGCCGTCCAGTAATGTCCGTCCCTCCGATAGGCGCGAGACCAGTAGGTTGATTTCCTCCGACCATTCCCTGTCCTGCCGCCCATCCGCCTGGCGTTCCACCTTCACGCATCGCGCGCCGACGACGAGAAGGCCAATGCTGTGCGGCACGAACAGCCGCTCTTTCTCCGAATGCCACAGGCTTTCGGAAATCATATAGAACTTTTTGAATCCCATGCCTTTTGAGTACGTCCGCCACGTCTTCCTTCGGTCCGCGCAGAAGTCCTCCACGGTCATCTTGCATTCGACGACGACGCTCTCGCCCGCCTGATTCCATCCGATCGCGTCAACGTGTTCGCGGCAAGACCACGGCTTGGCGTTGACAATGACGAGTTTGCATCGCAGGGAGTTCAAGAGCCACCGGGCCGCGCGGTTGACGAGATCGGCGTGGTTCACGGTGCCTCCTGGGCCGCGAAGATCGCCCGCGGCCGCATCCAGCGGCGAAGCCGACGCTTCAGGGCCTCCTGGGCCGGGTCCTTCCGGTCGGTCGGCGACCGGTAGATCATCAAAAACGGCGTGGCGCCGAGGGACAGGACCTGTTCGGCGCGGCGGACGATGGTGGCCTCGCTGTCCGTGGGATCGAACCCGGCGAGCACGTAGACGCCGAGTTTCCGGCGGGCCTGGCCATCGGCCCATCCGCCGGCCTCACGCAGCATCTTGATGGAGGCCTCCACGGCGGGCCATGCCGAGGGCCGGTCATATGCCAGGTAGGCCACGTCGAGGCGGCCGCGGGCGATCTTGGCCGCGATGTCGGGCATCTCGGTAAGTAGCCGGGCGTCGAGGCCGCCGGTGAACCGGGCCGGTTTGGGTTGCCGGTCGAGCATGTCGAGGACCGCATCGATGTGCCGCCGCGAGCAGGCCAAGAGATTGTTGTCCAGCACGTCGTGGCCGTCCGTGATGGGGAGTTCGCGAATGTCGCCTTCCCTCTGGGCCGCCAGGCACCACGGACAGCGCCGGATGCAGCCGCGGCTCGTGATGACGTAACCCCGGCGCAGGTACAGGGCCGGCACGAAGTCCCCGCCTTCGTGGCCGAAGGCCGGCCCGTGCATCTCAACACAGATCTCGGGATATGCCCGCGTCCATTCGGCCCGCAAAAGGCGGGCCGCCTCCCTGTCCCAGGCGAACGTGACCGAGATGTGAACGGCGCGAACGTCTGCCTCGGGCGGCCTCATCCCCGGCAGAGGCGGCGGGCCCACGAACGCCCAGTCGTCGTCGGGCGTGGCGGCGGTGCGGCGCGGGAATACGCGGATGATGCCGTTCATCGGCGCTTCCTTTTCGATTTGGAATTGGGGCGCGGACTACCCTGCCGCGGAATCCGCCGGCTCGCCCTCTCCAGTGCAACCGAGACCGCCGCTTGGGCACGCATCCCTCGGCGAACGAACTCCTCGATCAGATTCACCGTGATGCTCGCTTTTCCGCTGTCGGCCATTGGTCGGCCCCTCCTATTTCGTACCCAGGCACTCAGGCCTTCGCCCGCCGTAGGGCTTCGACCCGCAGGCAGGTACTTAGGTACTTCGCCACTCCGACACTCTGTCACTCCGTGACTCCGCCACTTCGTCACTTCGGCGCCTCAGTGTCGCCTTCTCCTGCCGCGGTCGTATCCCTCTTTGTACGCGCACCAGGTCGCCACGACCAGAGCAACGAGGGCCAGGAAGAAGGCGGGCCAACTCCAATTCCAGATGATCGTCATGGGTCAATCCTTTGGCGGCGATGCGGGGGCATCGAGATCGGGTTCCGTTCCGGGACCCGCCGTCAGAAGCGGCACATCGGTCCCGGACAACTGGGCCATTTCCCGCACGCGAGGAAGCACCTGTTCGCCGAGGGTTTTTCCCTCTCGTCCCCAGACGATGTAGGGCATGAAGGCGGCCTCGAAGGTCTCGACCGCGTCGGCCACGGCGACGAGTTTCGCCTTGATGGCTAGGCCCAGAGATCGCCATCGTCGCCGGGTCTCCTGATCGACGGCCTTACGGAGGGCGCCGCCTTTGCGTTCGCGGCCGCGTGGGGTGATCCGCAGTTCCTCGTCGAGGGGCAGATGGACGAAGAACCGTATACATAATCCGCCATATTTGAATGCGATTTTCGCTTGGCGCCGTTCGACGGCGTACAGAAAACCATCGGCCCCGAAATGCCGCAGAAGGCGCTCGATCTCGATTCGGCTTCGTTCTTCGCTGACCTGTGTTCCGCTGGCATAATTCATCGGCCGACCTCCTTTTCCCAGGCACCCAGGCACTCAGGTGCTCAGGCACTTTCCTTGCGGAACCTCGTCGTGCGTCCGTCCATCCAGCGTGCGGCCCACCCGGCGGCGACCGCCCCAGCCCTTGAAAAAGAACCGCACCCCGGCGGCGGCGCACTGGTCGCGAAGGGACCGGACCCAGTCGGGGTGCATCGGCCGGGCGCCAGGCCCCGTCTCGCCGCCGCAGATGACCCAATCGACCCAAGGACCAATCCAAGAGGCATTGGCGGTTACTTGGCCGCCCGCCGGACAAGTCAGGTTTGCGCAGACGCCATGTGTCGAGGTGCTGTGAATCAGGGTCTCGCCGCAATTGGCGCATCGGTCATGCGAAAGCCACGGCGTCAAGTCCACCGGGCCAAGCATCGGTTCGACCGACACGAACCGCACCGCCGCCGGCGCTTGTAAGAGTAGCGGTATCCGCTCGTCGGCCGCCGCCTGGTTCTCGGCCGTCACGCCGACCCAGACGTTCGGGAGCGGCCATTCCATCGGGTGGGCGAGAAACCATTCGGCGATCTCGCCTCGACTCCGTTCCGGTACTGCTGATATTTCGAGACATGCGGTTGTCTGCACGAGGCCGCGCACGTTGAGACTCCCGAGCCAGGCGAGGGCTCGCTGGGGACGCTTCGTCAAAACCAGGAAAGTATGGCGCGCGGCGACGAACATCCGCGCGAAAGCACTCAGGACAAAACTCTCGGGGACCTTCTCGTGAAAGAGGTCCGTCCAGATCGCCCACGTCGTCGGCTTGCGGGTCCTGAGCGGGAGGTCCAGGAGGTCCTCGTTGACGCGGACCTGGCCATCGAACCCCGACGCCGCCCGGGCCGCAAGGCCCGCGTTGCGGCGGCGGATCTTCGGATTCGGGTTCCGGGCCCGCATGTGGGCCTCGGCGGCCGCCCAGCAGTGCGCGCACCCTGGCGAGACCGGCGTACAGCCAGAGACGAGGGACCAAGCCCGATCCCAATAAAGGCCCTTGGCGATGCGGCTGATTTGAGTCATGCCGATGCCTCCCTTACTATCGCCTCCAGGATCGCCCGACCGGTGTCGATCTGGATGGCCCGGCCGATCTGAACCCAGACGTCGGTCGGCGATCCATAAAAGAGGTAGTCTTTCGGGAAACCTTGAAGACTGGCCGCTTCCTGCCATTCCATCTGCCGCTTGCCGCCCGGCAGTCGGGGGTCGATCACTGCCATCGCCGCATCCCGGCGACTCGACATCGCGCATACGGTAGGCGCTTTTTCGCCGGGGATGGCCGCATAACAGGCCTCGCGCCTAAAAGACTTGCTCTTGGTGGGGGTTCGGCCAAAGGTCCGGCGACCGATCCGGTAAGGTCCGGGTCGCAGGCGATCCCGGAGGACCGCGGCACATCGGCCTTGGGCCGGCGCGGGGAACGATCCGACATAGACGCGGTTCCGCCGCTGGGGGCCGTAGTCGCCGGCATCGATCACCACCCACGGGATCATTGGCGGCAATTCGTCCACTAATCCCCGAACATCTTCGAGGCACCACCAGCGTGGGGCGAGGTCCCGGATCAGCGCCAGCGCCGAGTCCAACGTCTCACGCTCGCCGGATAATTCGGCGGGTTTAACTCTGGCTGCCTCCGTCCCGACGTTGCGGTAAACGCTCAACCATCCGCAGGGGATGCCGCCGAGGACCAGGTCCACCTCTCCGGAGAGACCCCGGATGACGGAACCCGCCAGGATGCCGCGGACGTCGGCGCAGAGAACTCTGGTGTCGGGATGGTTGATCTCGTAGGTCTTGCAGGCCACGGGCCAGAGGTCGAAGGCGTGGGTGATACGGATCGGCAAACCCCGCGCCGCGCAGGCCCATCCTCCCGCTCCGCAGCAAAGGTCGATTGCCCGAATGTCAGGCATGCGCTTTTCCTTGCGTCTTTGCGTCTTTGCGTGAGACGCCTTCGAGGTCCGCGAAAAGCGGCGCCTCCTGATCCTCGAGGCGCCAGTCCCTGGCGATCTCCTGGGCGTCGTGCCAGTCATCGCGCGGCGGCCGGACGCCCGCCGGCCGGATGACCCGGCCCTCGACGACGAACTCCGGCGTGGCCGCGGCCGCCCAGTGCACGAGGACCTTGCCGGCGGCGACGTCGACCCTCTCGATCCGGCCCAGTTCGTCCGGCGCCGAGGCGAGCCAGCCGCGGCGGCCGATCCAGGTCCGCATGGCCTCCAGTCGTCTCATCGCCGCCGCCTTCGCCGCCTCGCCCCGGTCGGCGAGGACGAGACGGGCCGCGGCCGAGATACGGCCCCACGGCGTCCCCGGGCCCGCACGATCGATGGCGGCGGCAACTTCCTCCGTCGAGACCCCCGCCGCAACGGCTTCGGCCAGCGAATTGACCACGGCCCCCCGAAGTCTCTCCGAGGCCCCGCCGGGGGCGATGACCGCCAGAATCCGCTCCTCGGCCGTTGCTGTTTTTTTCGGTTGGGGCGCCGCATCGGGGGACGGGGCTTCTGTTTTCCTTTCTCCCTTCTCGCTCTCTAGGTCTCTGTTGTTGTTATAAGAGGGGGGTGCACAATGTGCACCCTTTTGTGCACCCTTTTGTTCATCCTGACAGACACCTAACGCCTGTGCGGCCGGCAGTGAACGGCCGTTGAGGACGTATTGGACGGCCCTCAAACTCAGGCCCGTCTCGTAGGCCAAGCGCGAGGGTGCCGGGTCCTCGCCAAGGTCGATCAGGCGGTCGCGGGCGATGCAGACCAACTTGGCGGATGGGGACACGTCGCGGCGCCTGAGAATGTCCAGGTGGGCCTTCGCGTAGGGGCGGCCTATCCGCGGTTCAGGCATCGTTTGGACCCTCCAGGACGACCGGCTGCTCGGCGGCGACCAGGGACGGGCCGTTCAGGATCAGGACTTCGGGGCCCTCGGCGTGCGGATCTCCGCGGCCGAGGGACGTCTGGCCGCGGACGTTCTGGGCGTGCAGGCTCTTTAGGCGATAATGCTCCACGAACGTCCAGCCGGCGTAGAGGTCCCGGTACCTGGGGCAGTCGTAGGCGCTGACGACGATCCGCGCCCGGCGGTAGGCGGCCAGTAGATCTCGAAGGCGCCCGTGGTCGTCAGGAGACCCCAGGAGGTCCTGCGGGCGGTGATTGAACTCGTGCAGGTAGCGGCCGCTCCCGCCGGCCTTGCTTCCGGGGGCGCCCGTCCGCGTCTCCGGGGCGTAAGGGGGGTCCGCATAGATGGCGGTTTCCGGCGCGTCCTCGAACCGATCGAGGATTTCAAAGGCGTCCCGGCAGAGGATCACCACGCCACGGAGACGGCGGTGCCAGGCCGGCAGGGACTCGACCGCGTTTTGCCACCTGACGGTCGGGCTGCCGCCTCGGCAGGTCCACCGGACGGCGATCTGATAGTCGAGCCGCTCCGTGCCCGCCGTCCCGCCGCGGCCCGCCCAGGAAGCGAGGAAATACCAGTACGCCCGCTCCAGGGGGTCTTCGGGGGGCGACTGGAGCCGCGCCCGGGCGTCCTCCAGGAGCGCCTCGCACACCAGGACGCGCTGGAGCCTGTCGTATAGACGGGCGGCCACGGCCTCTTCCTGGACGACCCGCGCGAGGTTCACGAGGTCCCCGTGCAGGTCGTTCACGGTTTCCTTCTGCGAAGGGGGTTTCGCGAAGAGCACCGACATTGCGCCGCAGAACGGCTCGAAGTACTGGGTGTGCGGCCCGAGTTCCTGGACGATCGCGGGCGCGAGGGTCCGCTTCCCGCCGAACCACGGGGCCAGGGCGGTGATGCGGGGCTTCTCGATGCTTGCTTTTTCGTCCATATCAACCACGATCGGGGCCGCGGACCCGCCGACCGTCAAGGGGTTTTTCCGCCCACCTTTGCCAAGGCTACGGCGGGCTTCACCAGGAAATCCTCGAGGGCCGGCTCGCGCGGGAGGTCCACGCCCATGAGGCCGGCCAGGCGGCGGGCGATCCAGAGCGGCAACCCGTCGGACGTCGAGGAAAACAGTTCCTCAACCCTCACGTCCGCCGCGAGGGCGGCAAAATCGTTCGCCGTCGCCGCGGCCACGCGCTTGAGGACCGGATCCACGATCTTCCACACCTTCGCGTCCGGCGTGCGAACCCACGATTGCACGTGTCTTGCGAGCGTCCGGCCGGCCTGGGCCAGGAGGAAACACGCCAGGCGCTGCGGATCGGCGACGAGCCGTGCGCCCACCAGGTCCCCGACCTTGTGCTCCCACGCGTCCTTCGCCTCCTGCAGTCTGTTTTCGGGCCGGTCCTCGTAGGGGACGCCCTTCGGCGCGCCCGCCTTCGCCGACTTCGTGGCCTTCGGGTGGATGCCGCGGGCCCGCGCGAGTTGCCGGGCGACGGCGGCGGGCCTGAGATACTCCGGCGCCTTGGCCTGGCGGACGGCCGCCGGCGTCGGCGCGACGTCTTTGTTGGCCTTCAGGCGCGAGACGGTCTTGGCGACGGCTCCCTCGGCCGCCCGCATCTTCGCGCGGTAGCAGACGATGTTCAGACATCGGGCTTCCGGCGCGGCGTCGTCCTTGTCGATGCCGAAAAGGACGGCGTGGGCCGAGTTGTCGGGGCAACCGTCACACGCGGGCCGGCCGGCGAAGGCCACGCCGGGTTTCCACGGTACGCCGCGCAGGGTCGAGAGACGCTCGGCAACCGCGCGGCGGACGAGGTGCACGGATTCGACGTGCATCCCGCCGCCGCCCGGTTCGTACCCATACCCGCCGTACCGGGTGGCGAATTCGGCCACGAGGGTCTGTTTCTCGGCGGAGGCGAGTTTGGCGATCTCGCGGGCCTGGGCCAGGGGCAAGCGCCGGTCGGCCACCATCGCCCGGACGGCCGGGCAGAGGCGCGTCAGGTAGGCCCGGTCGCGGACCCACGGCACGGTCCGGCCCAGGAGATCGGCGGCTCGCTCGAGATGCTGCGGCGCCGCGTCGGTCCAGACGTCGGCCTTGCGGCCAGCGACCGCCTCCAGGAGACGCGAGACGGCGAGGACCTCCTCGACCGGGTTCAGGTCCAGGCGTTCGAGGTTCTCGACGGCCTCGACGCGGCGGACGGTTTCGGCGTCCGTGCCGACGCGGGCCGGATAGACCATCGCCTGGATCATGGCCCAGCCCAAGGATTGGGCCGCCTTCAGGCGGCGCCGGCCATAGAGGACTGCGTAGCGCGCCTTGGCCGGGTCGGCCGGCTCGCCGGCGCCGGTCTCCACCAAGCCGATCGGCTGGAGCAGGCCCACGGCCGCCATGCTTGCGGCCAGGGCCTCCACATCGCCCCCGGCCTGGGAGCGACCGCCATCGCCGTCGTCGATCTTGGCGAGAGGCACCTCCTGGGCGGTCGCCTGGCCGGGGAGAGGAGTTCGGGGCGGCAGGATCCTGCGCCTCTCCATCGCTTCGTCGGTCTGCGGCGCCTTTGGCGGCGCGGCAGGGGTTGCGGCTGCTTTCTTCGTTTTGGGCATATCTAATTCCTTTCTTTGCGCTCTTCGCGCTCTTTTCCGCCTCCGCCTCATTGGCTACGGCCGACCCGCCAAAGCAAGGCGACCGCGCGGCGGTTGACGGTTTTGCGTCTCAGGTTTTTTCCATGGTCGCGTCGAACAAGATCCCCTGTTTTGCGGGCGCCGCCGGCCGGGGGCCCGGGCCGCGACGCCAGCGGCGGATTTTCTGGTCATAGGCTGCGGCGGCCGTGCGCAGGTCGTCGAAGCGGCTCGTGATGTACTGCCGCGCGCTCATGATTTCCTCCAGGCGGATGGCCCAGAAGATGCCCGCCCCGGCCGTCACCACCTCGAACCGCGGATCATTCCTGAGGGTCATCGTGCACCAGTCGTATTCGCGCGAATCGAGGGGGAGGCCCCGCGCGGCCAGCATGGGCATCAGCCGGCCCTTCGTCAGGACGTTCTCCCGGCCCCGGGCCTGACTCTTCAGGATCCTGAAGAGGGCGTCCAGGTGGGGCGCCAGGTCGCGCGATGGTTCCCAGGTCGCCATAGATGCCCTTGCGCTTCACCGCGAAAGCAAGCGAACGAGGGTCTCGATGGCGTCGTGCACCCGCGTCAGGTGCTCGATCAGGCCGGGCACGGACACATCCCGGCGGCCCGCGGGCGCATCGCCCGCGCCGGCGACCGGCGACGGGGAGTCGGTCGGAGGAGTGGCCGCAGGCCCCGATCCGGCCGCCGCAGCCAACCTTGCTCCGGCCGAGGCGACCTTTCTCGCCTTCGCGGCCTTGATTCCGCACGAGCGGCAGAGGCCGCCCTTCTTCGCGGTCCTGCCGCGGCAATTCTGATTCTGATTCGGATTACTGCATGGATAAGTCTGCATTCGGTTCTCCTTTTGCCGGGGCTGCTTTCCCGGGTCGGGGGCCGGACGGCCGGCCCCGAATTCCCTTCTTGTCGCGCGGGTCCGCCGGCACCGCTCGCAACTTATCCCGTCCCCGAGGACGTTGCCGCAATCGGGGCAGAGGGGCGTGCCGGGAGGCGTATCAACCATGGCCTTCCCCCTTCGCTCTCCCGGCGGATTTCGCGTTTTCCCGCGCCGCGATTTCGACCACCTTGGCCACGGCGGCCGCGGCGTCGAGGATGGAATCCAGGGCGATGACCCATCGGCCGAGTTCCATAAGTTTGCGGGCCCTGACCAGCCGCGCGTCGGCCCTGGCCTCGAGGTCGGTCATCTCGGCGACCGCCCGGCGGGATTCCTCTGTGGCCGGGAGCATTGGCGTCACCTGGCCTTTCGCGGCGTCTTCTTCAGGAGACGGCGGATACGTTTGCCGGTCTCGCGAGTCAAAGTTGCGGACCCAACGCCCGCGCCGCTGAGCGTCACCTCCATCAGATTCTTGCCATCCGGGCACAGACGAGCCGCTGCTCTCAGGAACTTCGGGTCGTTCGCGACGGCCGAAGTCGCGGGGTCGCCGTGATGTCCCAAGACGAAACCGCCCGAAGCGTCGGCCGGCGCCGCAGGCGGATCCGCCGGCGGATCCGATGGCGATTCGGGAAAGAGAGAGGGCTTCGCCAACGCCGACTTCACGAACGCATCCAGGTCGCGCTTCCAGCACCCGTGCCTTTCGATGATCGCGGTGAACTCCTCGACATCGTGCTTCACGATCCGGTACATCGTGCGGCCCCGATCGTCCTCCTGCCTGTCGCCCTCCTTGTCATAGACGACGGCGAAGTGGGCGAGTTGGTGGTCGAGGAGCGCCCGGATCTGCTTCTCCGAGAAATCAACCTGGTTCCATACATTGCGGTTGAGGAGGACGACGAGATCGTAGTCGTGGAACTCGCGGTCGAGGTCGCTCGCCTTCTTGGGCTTGGCGAGTCGCACGTGGCCTTCCTCGTCCGCCTTCCAGCCCTTGTGCCAGACCAGGGCGATCTTGGCGCCGATGAGATCGGGATGGTGATCTATCACCAGGCGGGCCAGGACCGCATACGGATCCCCTTTCGTCACCGGCTTCGCCGCCGGGTCGATCAGTTCGACCTGCACCTTCCGGGATTTCATTATCATATCTCCTTTCAGTTCATGCTCATTTGTTCAGGCAGTAGAGGGCATCCCTGAGAAACCCGACCGCCAACGTGCGGGCTTGTTCGCGCGGCTCGATGCCCAGGCGTTGCAGCCATTCGGATTTCTCATCCGAGAGACAGGCGACGTCATCGACCGCATCGTGGGCCTGGCGCTTCGCCAGGGCCAGAAGTTCTTCGCGGGTCATGGTCGGATTCCTAAATGGTCCCAACCTGGATGCCAGACGCGGATCTCCACGGGCCCAAGAGAGTAGGCCCGAAAGAAGTAGGCCGGCAACCCAGGCCCAACCGTGGCGTCCGGGTACGTCCACCGGCCGATCCACCACCAGCGGCGGGACCAGCGGCACACCACCTGGATTTTTCGTCCTCGAATCGTCACGCGCGGCGTCCCCTTTCGCGCTCTATCCGTTCCAGGTTCTCCAGCGTCGGCAGGCCCGAGCAGTGTCCGGCACGATCAGCCTCTGCTTTTTTGAGGCATCGTTCGATCTCCTCCTGGGTAGCCAGGCCTGGGCAGGCCGGGGGGTTGGGCGCCGGGCGCCGGCGCGGTTTCGGTTCAGGGGCTTCGAGAGGAGGCGGGGCCGAGAACCCGCACGCATGGTCCCCGAGGTCGATGCCGTCCATCAGGTCCTCGGCCGCCGCGGCTGGGATGCCCCGGACCGTCATGTGCCACCAGCGCCGAAGGCGGCGGCAAATCCGAACCGCAAAGAGCGCCAAGAACGCAAAGAACGACGGACTCTTGCCCTCGTGATCCATCATCGCGCGATCCTCCTTCCGGCCGGGTCCGGTCCGTCACCCTGCAAAGGTGATGCTTCGTTGGTACTGTGGCCGGACCCGGCCGTCTGCGGCGGGCGTCTGCGGCCGTCCGCCAAGACCACGTTTCTCCGGTGCCGCCGAACCGGCACTCGCACGAGATTGCTGCGATAGACCCAGGTTCGCGCCCCGCCCGCGACGGGCAACACACAGATCGGCGGCTTGCCATCGGGTTGAATGAGATCGACTATGGCGAGGCGACCTTCCAGGGCCTGATGCGCGACGATCTTGTCGCGGAAGTGCAGGCCCACTACCTGGCCCAGTCGCGGCCGTTCGATCATTTTATCCCCAGTTCGCTTGAGGCTTTCTCAGGCGTCGCGCCTTGCTGCGGCTGAACACTTTCGCGGCACGTCGTATATCAATGCGTCTCCAACAGAAATTACCCGCGCGATCCTTTTCAGGCGGCGGAATCCTGCCATCCCACACGGCCCGTAAGAGCGTCACGGCCAGGATGTCGATCTCGGCCGCGACCTGTAAAGTACTCCGATAAGCCTTCATGTGGACATCTCTTCGACTCCGTCACTCGGTCACTCAGAACACTTCCGTTGATGATGCCGGTCCGGCCCGCCGGCCCCGGGGGGGACAGGGCCTGCGCGGGACCGGACCGGCCGGCATGGCGGCGGGACCGCCCCGCCGCATGGCTCACGAGGTTGGCCGAAGGGGATGTGGATCTCGACCGAGATCGAGCGGCCGGTGGCGAGGTAAGTCACCCGGATGGTGCAGGTCCCGCGCGTGCGCTCGCTCCATTTGAGTTTCGAGAGCATCGCCTTGCGGTCGGAAGCGAAAAGGGACGGCAACAGGTCGGCGACCTGGCGTCTTGAGGTCAGACGCAGATCAACGACCGGCCCGCGCCGGTCCGGCATGGCGAGCCTGAGCATGATGGTTTACTCCCGAACGAGTAAACTGTTTGCGTTTGCACAGACGGGGCTTGTGTGCTATACTTCCGGGACTGGGCGAGCCGGGCCTCAGCCGTGAAGCCGAAAGCCGGCGTTATCGCAAGGGGCGGACGCGCTCTGGCCGCGCGCCCGCCCCGCAGAACGTCCGCGCGGGATGGGAGCGCGCGGACTCGAGTAGACAAACGCCCCCGACCTCCGTTTGGCAGACCAGGGCGGGCCAGACCAAGGCGGGCAGTCGGGGGCTTCTCGTCGGCGTACAGAGGCCGCGTCAGCGACCGTCCGCCGCCGGTTCTTCGTTCGTGGGTCATCGGCCCGCCCTTAAATTGTCGCCGATAATCCTACCGCCGAGGCCGGTAGGGCGACAAAGAAAATCTTGGGCGAAAGCGAGAAATTTTGTGGTCAAACCAGAAAAACCTAAACCTTTGCTGGCACAACGGTTGAAGCAACTGACGCCGCGCCCGATCCGCGCATTCGCGAAGAAACTTGGTATCAACCCGGCTCGATATTACGCATATATCGCCGGCGAAAGGCCTCCCGATGCGGTGCTGGCCGTCATCGCAAGTCACCTTGGCGTCTCGATGGATGATCTTCTTGCCTCTGACGATTGTCCCGGCCGGATCGGCATACCCGTGGTCGGACGCGCCACGGCCGGCAATCTGGCCTTCGATCCATCGAAGGACGGGTGGACGGAAGTGACTCGCCTGCGGGTTGCCGACGTGGAGATCATCATCCGGCGGCGTCCGGCCCCGGCAGGGGTCGCGCCGGAGGTCACGGGTGGCCCGTAGACGGCCTGGGAAGGCTCCTGGCCGGTCCGTGGCTGCACGCGGGTGGCGGTCAGCGTGGGTCGGTATTCATGTTTCCCGCGCGCCGCGCCGTCTTGCGATGCCGCGGGCCTCAAGGTATCCTGGTGGGCGAGGCCGAAAGGGGGAAACGTAAACATGGCAGCGACAAAGGTTTGCAGGTGGTGCCGGTCCGAAGTGGACACGCGCGCGAAGTTCTGCCCGCGGTGCGGCCAGGTCCTGACGGGCGTGCGAACCATTACCGGGATCCTCATCTTCCTCTTCTTCCTCACCATCCTGACGATCCTCGCCGTACTATTCGGCCGGTGACATTCGCGCCCCCGGGCACCTTGATGAAGGCTGCTGGCCGCACGCGGAAAACCTCTTGAATCGGGGCATAGGCATACTACAATAGTGACGAGCGGTCGAACGCGACTGCTCGAAGACAAGGCCGTTCGGGGCCATGTGCAAAAGACCCCGGCGGCCTTTTTGCTTGCGCGAGAGCGAGAGCGAGCCATGCCACTCAACCCCGTCGCACGGCCGCGCCAGTCCGAGGCCGATCTGGAGGATGCGCTCGCCGCCTTCCTGGAGGCGACCGGCCTGTTCCGAGTCCTTCGGCAAGTGGCCGGCCGGGTGCTGGGGCCGACGCCCTCTGGACGCGACTGGGTGCGTTGCGACGTTCTACTCTTGGCATCCGCGCGCGGGTTGCGAGCGGGATGGAGGCACGGCCCTATCCTGCTCGAGGTCAAGCAGGTCGGCTTGCCCATTGAGATCGGGATATCCCAGGTCCTGGACTACGTGCGGTGCTCGTGGTGGCTGCCGAATGGGACACCCGTCCTGGCTCAATGGGCGTTCGTCTATCCCGCCGAACCGTTGACCGGCGCGCTCGCCAGCATCTGTGCCCGCAGCCGCGTCGGCACGGCGGCGCTGGCCCGCGGCGAACTGAACCTGCTGTGCGGCGAGCAGCGTGTGCTCACGGTCTGCGACGGCGGCGTCCTGCGCGTCGGCGACATGCGGGTTGGCCGCCGCCTTGGTGGCTCGCGCTCGTAGGTACTTCCCCGGCTTTCTCGCGCCGGTGTGCTCACCGAACAGCGCCAGAGCGCGGTAGAGTTTATTCACGGACCGCATTTGAAGAACCGACCGTGGCGAGGGGTGATGAATGGACAAGTGATAAGGGGTCACGCATGGATAAGCGCTGACACGAGAGGCGCCGAGCGCGGCCGGCGGCAGGATTCTCAAACATTCTCCAGGAGACCGAGACGGGGGCGCTGCCCCATTGAGACGTCTATGGGGCCTAACATTGACGCGCGGGGCGGCCGGCCGTAGAATGACGGCGCCAAACAAGCGAAAACAACGAAAACAACGGAAACGCCGGCCCGAGGGGTCCGGCGACCGGGGCCGTTCGGGGCCGAACACCCGAACGGCCTTTTTTTCTCGGGGCCGCAGCAATCAAGAAAGGCTGAACCGCAAAGGACGCAAAGAGCGCAAAGGACAAACGGGTCTTCTTCTGAAAAAGATCCGGTCGTTGGCTTTCTTTGCGTTCTTGGCGCTCTTTGCGGTTGACGCCGTGCGGAGGACTGCATGGCCGGAAGATCCGCCAAACCCGCCCTGCGAAAGACGTTGACGGCCCTCGTCCTGGCGGCCGCCGGCGGCCGGGCCGACCTCGAGTGGCTCGCGAAGGCCGTCCGAAAGGCCGGCTACGTCCGGGCGGCCGACTGCGCAACGCGCGCGGAGGTCCGGGCGGCCGTCCGCGCAATCGTCGGCGCCCTGGTGGATGCCGAGACAACCGCCCAATCCCCCTGTTGCCGGGAGTGTCTACATCGCGCGATCGACGCCCTCTCCGCGCTTGCCGGCGGCGAGTAAACGCCTTCTCGGCGAGGTCCTCGCCGACCTCGCGTCGGCCCGCGCCCGGGCCGCCGCCGGCGCCGCGCGCTACCTCGATCATCGCACGGCCGTCGCCGAGGCCCAGGCCGCCAGGGTCCGGGCCGCCCAAGATATCGGCCCCGCGCCGCCGCGTGCGGATCCCGCCCGCTGGGAATCGTGTCGCATGGACCTCCGGCGATTCTGCGAAACCTACCTGGCCGCCACGTTTTATCGCCCGTGGTGCCAGGACCACCTCAAGGTCATCACCCGCCTCCAGGAGGCGGTCCTACGCGGCGGCCTATTTGCGTTCGCCATGCCGCGAGGCGGCGGCAAGACCCGCCTGGCCGAGGCCGCCGCCCTCTGGGCCGTCCTCTATGGGCACCGCAGATTCGTCAGCATCCTTACGGTCAGTGCCGAGGTCGCCCAGGAACAGTTCATCGAGAAACTGAAAGGTCTGTTGGGGTTCCGCGGCGACCCCGAGTCCCTGCTCTCTGAGGACTTCGGGCCGGAACTCCTGCCGTTCCTGGCCCTCGAGGGCGAGCCGCGCCGCTGCATCGGCCAGCGCTCGTGCGGCAGGCCGACGTTCGTCAGGTGGCAGCAGCGCCGCCTGACCTTCGGAAGTCTGCCGGCGAGCCTCGCTTCGGGCGCGGTCATCTCGGCGTCCGGCCTGACGGGGGGCGGCGTCAGAGGTCAGAGCATCCGCCTTCCCGATTCCCGCCGCGTCGTCAGGCCGGATCTCGCCTTGGTGGACGATCCCCAGGACGACCAGGTCGCCGCCTCGGCCACCCAGGTGAGGGGCCGGGTGCGCCTCTTGAACGGGGCCGTCCTGGGCATGGCCGGCCCGGACCGGCGCATAGCCGCCGTGGCGGCGGTCACGGTGATCCAGCCCGACGACGTGGCCGCCTGCCTCCTTGACCGCCAGAAGTCGCCCGACTGGCGCGGGGAATGCATGGAGATGCTCCATGGGAAGCCGGCCAATCCGAAGTTGTGGGAGGAATACCGGGACCTTCGTCTGGCCGACCTGGCCGGGGGCACGGACCGGGCGGGAGAGTTCTACCGCGCCCGGCAACCGGAACTCGACGCCGGCCTCGAGGCCGCCTGGCCCGCCCGCTTCGATTCGGACGCGGGCGAGGCGAGCGCTATCCAGGCCGCGATGAACTTGAAACTCAGGGACGAGGGCGCGTTCATGGCGGAATATCAAAATGATCCGATGCCGGAAGAGGCCCGGCGCGGGGCCCTGTCGGTCGACCGGGTGATGTCGGCCGTGAACGGCCGGCCCCGCGGCGAGGTGCCGCCGGCGGCCACGCACCTGACGGCCTTCATCGACGTCGGCGACCGCCTCCTCTGGTGGTGCGTCTGCGCGTGGGAGGGCCGGAACTTCACCGGCTGCGTCGTGGATTACGGTGCCTTCCCCGACCAGCGGCGTCGGACATTCCAGGCGGCCGACTGTCCCCACACCCTTGCGCGGGCCTATCCCGGCGCCGGCCGGCTCGGGGCGATCCAGGCCGGCCTGGAGACCCTGGCCTCCGCCCTCCTCGCCCGCGACTGGCGGCGGGGCGAGGGCTTCGTCAGGCTCGACCGGCTCCTGGTGGACATGGGCCACGAGCCGCAGGTCGCGGCGGCGGTCAAGCGCAAGGTCGGCGGGGCGACGATGATGCTCTCGCGCGGCGTGGGCCTGCGCGCGAACAAAAAGCCGATGGCCGGGTGGGTCCGCAAGCCCGGCGAAATCCAGGGGCACCACTGGTATCAGCCCAGCGTTCGCAAGACCGCCGATTTCCCCCACGTGCTCGTGGACGTGAATTACTGGAAGACCTTCGTCCACGCGGCGTTCGGGACGGCGGCCGGCGACCCCGGGGCGCTGACGCTCTTCGGCCGGGACCCCAGGGAGCATGAACTCTTCGCCGAGCACGTCGCGCGGTCCGAGCACTCGGTCGAACTCAAGGGGCCGTGGGGCGTCGTCCGCGAGTGGTCGAATCCCGGCAACCCCGACAACCACTGGTTCGATTGCCTGGTGGGCTGCGCGGCGGCGGCAAGCATGGCGGGCGTCAAGACGGCGGGCCAGGGGGAGGCCCGCCGAACCGGCGGGGGCGCAAGGTCCGGGAAGCCCAGGAAGGCGACGTATCTTTAATGGAAAGTGCCTAAGTACCTAAGTGCCTGGGTAAAAAACGTAACACGAACGTGGCGCGAACGTGAGGCAAACGTCATACCAACCGAAAGGAGCATGCCGTGGCCAAACCTATCAACAAGGGCGGGCGTCCCGCCGGGGTCAAGTCGGAGAAGGACCCGCCGGTCGTCGAACTGGTGACCCCGTCGCGGTGCCCCCGCTGCGGAAGCGACAAGCGTAGCGACTACTGGAGCCGGCACGTCCAGGAGTTCGCGGGCGTCCTGCCGGACGGGCGGCCGTACACGCGCATCGTGCGGCAGCGGTGCCGGTGCTCGAACTGCGGCCAGATCCGGGTCGATAAGCGGTACGAAATAACCTGAAAGCGCCGGTTGTTTCCGCCGGACCCGCTTGACTGCGGCCCGGGCCCGACGAATGATGGCCATGCGGTGGCGGCCGACGGGCCGCCCGTGAAATGAGAGAACCGAGGCCGTGCAGGAGCCTGCACCTTCTGCGCGGCCTTCTTTCTCGCCAGGGTTCGACGGATGAAGAGTTAACCGCAAAGAGCGCAAAGAACGCAAAGGACAGATATGTCCTTTTCTGGAAAGGAACAGGCCGGTGCCGTTCTTTGCGCTCTTGGCGCTCTTTGCGGTTAGCGCCCTTTTGCGTCGTCTCTTGGACGGGTGAACGCATGGCGTTTCTGGCGGACCAGATCGTCGCGAAGATCGAGGCCCAGATCCTCGCCAACCCCCTCGCGGAACAGATCTCGCTCGACGGCCATAGCGTCTCCATGCCGGAGGCGATCCGCAAACTGGAGTACTGGCGAAGGAGGGCCGCCCGCGAGAACGGCGGCCGGCCCGTCGTCGCGACTTTCAACCTTTCGGGGTGCTGATGCCGACCATCCAGGACAAACGGTCGCCGACGCGCCAAAGCCGCTATGGCGACGGCGCGCGGGTTATTCTCGGGGCCGATGGCCTCCCTGCCCGCCGAAGCCTCGGCGAAGGCGGGCCGATCCTCCGCGCGGAATACGACGCGGTCGGCTCCTCGAACCGCCGGCGTCTGCCGGCGACGGTCCTCAGGGACGAGGACCGCGAACTCCTGCCCCAGAGCCGCGGGGCGATGGTGGCCGCGGCCCGCGACATCCGCAGAAACTACTCCATCGCCGCCTGGGCCATCCGTAAGCACCTCGACTACGTCTCGACCTTCACGTTCCAGTCGCGGACGGGTGACGCGGACCTCGACGCCCGGATCGAGAATCTCATGGCCTGGTGGGGCCGGCGCGAAAACTGCGACGTGGCCGCCCGCCATCCCCTGCCGCGCCTGACGCGCCTTCTGGAGGCCCACCGCGTCGTCGACGGCGACGTCTTCCTCCTGAAACTCCTGGACGGCCGCGTCCAGGGCATCGAGGGCGACCGGGTCCGCAACCCCTGGGGCGGTCTGCCGCCCGGCGTGGCGGCGGGGAGCCTGCTGCACGGCGTCCAGGTCGACTCGCCCGGCAAGGCCCTCGCGTACTCGGTCTGCCGGCGAATCGGCGGGACGGGCTTCGAGTTCGAGCGGCTTCTCCCCGCCGCGTGGGTCTACCATCACGGCTACTTCGACCGGCTGGACCAGGTCCGCGGCGTCACGCCGCTTTCGAGCGCCCTCAACGATTTCAGGGATTGCTACGAGGCCAAGGATTACGCCCTCGCAAAGATGAAGATAAGCCAATTGTTCGGCCTGATCTTCTACCGCGAGGCGGCCGAGGAGATGGGCGTCGTCACGCCCCAAGCCTCGGCCGACGCCGCCTCTGCCGGGACTTCAACGCCCGAGTACTATGAAGTCGACTTGGGCAAAGGGCCCTTCAAAGTGGAACTCGACCCGGGCGACAGGGCCGAATGGTTGGAGACGAAGAGCCCCGCGGCCGAGACCCTCGCGTTCTTCCAGGCGATGATCGAGGCCGCCCTGAAGAGCCTCGACCTCCCGATGTCGTTCTACGACGGCAGCCGCACGAACTTCTTCGGCTCGCGCGCGGAACTGAACCACTACCTGGCCGGGGCGGCCATCAAGAGGCGCGACATCCAAGACATGCTGGGATGGCTGACGGCCTGGCGACTGGGGATGTCGGTCGATCGGGGCCTCCTCAAACTTCCGGCGGGCCTGAAACTCCGGGACCTCAAGTCCGAGTGGGTCCACGCTGGCCTTCCCTGGTGGAACCCGCAGCAGGAGGTCAACGCCGACATCCAAGCCCTGGCGGGCGCCCTCACGTCCCGCCAGCGGGTGACGAAGGAGCGGGGCGAGGACTGGTACGAGATCGTCGACGAACTGGCGGCCGAGCAGAAGACCCTCGCCGAGAGGGGATTGCCGACCGACCTCAAGCCCGCCCACGTCCTGGTGCAGGACATGGCCGGCGAGGGCAAGGGAAAGGATGCATAGCATGCCAGACCGCACGGACGTCGAGGTGGCATTGGCGGACGCGCGAGTCCAGAAGTGCGCGGCGCAGCACTTCGGTCCCTGGATGGTCGAACCGGCCTGGTTCGAGCGGGCGGTCGCCGCCGTCAAGGCAGGCATATATGTTACTTACCGCCCTCGCGCCGCCGAGGGATCCGAGAGCGCCGAGCGCCCGGCCTATCGTCGAACCGCTGACGGCATCGCCATCCTCTCCCTCGAGGGGCAACTCACGAAGGGCGAATCGAGTTTCGGCGGCGGGACGTCCACCGTCCGCGTGCGCAGGGCCATCCGCCAGGCCGCGGGCGACCAGGCGGTCAAGGCCATCATGCTCCTTATCGACTCGCCCGGCGGCACGGTGGCCGGCACGGCCGAACTGGCCGCCGACATCGCCGCCGCCAACCGCACGAAGCCGGTCCACGCCCACATCGAGGACCTGGGCGCATCCGCCGCATACTGGATCGGTTCCCAGGCCGCGCGGCTGACCGCCACGCCCACCAGCCTCGTCGGCTCCATCGGCACCGTCGCCGTCGTGGAGGATTCATCCGGCCACATGAGCAAGGAGGGCGTGGTCGTCCACGTCATCTGCACGGGCGCCTATAAGGGCGCCTTCACGCCGGGGGCCCCCGTCAAGCCGGAACACCTGGAATACCTTCGCGGATACGTCAACGATCTGAACGAGCACTTTCTCGGCGGGGTGGCGACCGGCCGCCATCTGTCTCTGGACGCCGTGCGCCGCCTGGCCGACGGCCGCATACGCCTGGCCGGGGCGGCCAAGGGTCTCGGCCTCCTGGACGCCGTGTGCGGCCAAGACGAGGCGATGCAGGACCTGCGTTCGCGCCTGAGCGCCGCCCAGACGACCGCCCTCACAAAGGAGAAATCCGACATGTGGAATCCATTGCAGACCGGCGTGCCGCCGCATGCGGCCTCAAAGGTCGAACCCATGCCCCCCGTCGCGGAGGAGACCCGCCACGATGTCGAGGTCGTCGCGGAGGATCTGCCAGCCCGCGAACCTCGCGCCGCAATCGGGGCCGCTCCGCCGCAGGGAGCCGCTGCGGTGGACGAGCCGGCCCGGGAACCGCCGGCCGAGGCGCCGGCGCCCATGCCCCAGAGCGACCGGGCCGCGATCGAGGCCCAGAGCGCGGCCGACGCGCGGGCCGACCTCAAGAAGTTCATGGACGCCTTCGGCCCGGCCGGGGCCGAATGGTTCGCCGCCGGGAAGACCTTCGACGAGGCCCGGGGCCTCCACGCGGCCGCCCTCTCGGCCGAGCGCGATCGCCTGGCGGAGGAGAACGCGGACCTGAAGGTCCGGGTCGCCGAGGCCCAGGGATCGCCCACGCCCGTCAGTTTCTCCGCGCCGGACGCCGCGGCCGCCGCCGAGAGCGATCTTGCGGCCAAGATCGGAAAGAATGCCGCCCGCTTCGCCGCGGGCGTGAGACTCCCCAAGAATAAGGAAGGCGCCTGAGCGCCGCTTAAGAAGAGGCGAGCAGAAATCTGAAACGCGGGCCTTCTAGAGAGAGGCCCCAAACCGAAAGGAAGCAAACATGACCATGCCGACGCTTCTGGATATCGCCAAGCGAAACGGGTCCGACCAGGTCGTCGGCCTGATCGACGAGGCGAGCAGGGTGCACCCGGAACTGACCCTGATCCCCGCCCGGACCATCCGGGGCCTGAACTACAAGACCTTCGTGCGGACGGCGAATCCGACCGTGGCCTTCCGCAGCGCGAACGAGGGGACGCCGGCCACGAAGGGGACCTACGAGAACCGCCTGGTCGAGACCTTCATCATGAACCCGCGCTGGGAATGCGACAAGGCCGTCGCGGACCGGTCCGAGGACGGCGCCCCGGCGTACATCGCCCTGGAGGCGGAGGCGATGACAGAGGCGGCCATGCAGACGCTCTGCACCCAACTCTACTATGGGACGGGGGCGGACGCCAAAGGGTTCCCCGGTCTGGTCGCGGCCTACGACGCGACGAACATGGTCGTCGACGCCGGCGGCACCACGGGCGCGACCGGATCGAGCGTCTGGGCCCTGCGCTTCGGCCCCAAGAACGTGATCTGGGTCTGGGGCAACGGCGGCAGCCTGGAACTGTCGCCGGTGACGGAGCAGCGGATCCTGGACGGGAGCAGCAACCCGTTCACGGCCTACATCCAGGAACTCCTGGCCTATCCGGGCCTCCAGGTGGCGAGCCTGCTTTCGATCGCGCGTGTGAAGAAGATCACCGCCGACTCGGGGCACACCCTCACGGACGGCATGATCGCCGCCCTCCTGGCGCTCTTCCCGGCGGGGACGCGGCCCGACGTCCTCCTGATGAACCGCCGGTCGATCGGCCAGTTGCAGAACTCGCGGACGGCCACCAACGCCACCGGCGCGCCGGCCCCGTTCCCCGGCGAATCGTTCGGCATCCCGATCGCCGTCACCGACGCGATCCTGTCGACCGAAGCGCTGACGCTGTAACGGCGGGTGCCTGAGTACCGAAGTACCTGGGTGCCTGAGTAACGGATACGGCCCAGGGGATCGAAGCGACATCGGCCCGGAAATGCCAAGGGCCAAAGGCGAAAGGAGCCCGTCATGGGCTACGCAGTGAGAGATGTGAATGCGAAGGCCACGCGGGCCTTGCCGGCGTCGGCCGGCACGGTCTACTCGGCCGGCATCGATCTGGGGAACGGGCCGAAGGGCGATTTTGTCGCCGAGGTCGAGGTCAAGATTTCCGCCCCGGCCCTGAACACGACACAACTGCCCGATACCAGGACGATGACCTACTCGGTCCAGCAGCACGACGACGCCGACTTCGGCGCGCCGACGACCATCCAGGCCGACGTCATCGTCCAGACGGGGGCGGGCGGCGCGGGCGCAGCCGCCGCCACCTACACCTTCCGCCTGAAACTCGGGGTGGAACGGTACATCCGCCTGAAGGTGGTCGGCGGGTCCTCGATCGGCGACTGCACGGGCGCGACGGCCACCCTGGAACTGCTGTTCTAGACGCCTCGCCCGGCCGGCCGAACCCGTCAACAGGCGACGCGTTAAGGCGCGAGGAGACGATCATGCTGAACGTTCGCGACGCCGCACTGGCCAAATCCATCGCCCTCCCGGCTGCGGCCGGATCCGTGCACTCGGCGGCCCTCGATCTGGAGGGCGGCCAGTACGACATCGTCGTCGGGAACATGGAGGTCTCTATCGAGGCCCCGGCCCTGACGACGGCGCAACTGCCGGACGGGTGCACCGCGGCCTACGTCCTCGAGGCGTCCGAGACGCCCGGTTTCGAGGACCCCGGCTCGATGCCGCTCTTCTCGCAGGAAGGCGAGGGCGGAGAGGGGGCGGCGGCCAGGGCCTTTTCGTTCCGGCTCCCGGCCGACTGCGGCCGGTATCTGCGCCTGACTATCACGACCGCCGACGCCGTCGACGAGACGCCCGTCGGCGATTGCTCGGCCGCGAGTGCGCCCTTCGGCCTGCGGTTCTGAGGCCTGGAGTGTCCGATGGGCATCTTCGCCGACACCGAGGCGGCCGTCGCGACGGTCTTCCTGGGCGCCGCGGGCGAGGCGGTCCAGTATCGCCGCGGCCTGGCGGCGGTCCGATTGACCGCCTGGCGAAGCCCGCAGCCGGTCGTCTTCGGCATCGATGCGGGCCAGGGCGCGGTCATCCAGTACCAGTCGTGGGAATGGCACCTTCGGGCGGCCGATCTCGGCGCCTTGAAGGCTCCCGAGCCGCGAGATCGCATCGAGGCGGCCGATGGCAAGGTCTACGAGGTCCTGGAGGTCCCGGGCCAGGCGTGTTACCAGCCGGGCGCACTCTTGAGGATTCACACGAAGTTGGTGGACGAGGAAGGAGCAGCGCCTGAGTAACTGGGTGTCTGAGTGCCTCCGTACCAGGGGACGCCGGCACCAGGGCAACAAGGCAAGCAGGTGAAACCGATGGCGCCGCCGCAAGACATACCGAATCACCGTCAACCCTACGACCAGTGGGCTGAGGGCCAACTGTTACAGGCGATCGAGCATCATACCCTCTGGTGCAAGGAGCATGGCGTCGGGGCCGACGTTCTCAGGATCCGGCTGCGTCTGGCCTACCTGATCGGCTTCATGGCGGGCAGCGGGGTATTGGGCGGCCTGGCCGGCGCCGTGGCGGCCCGACTCCTGGGAGGCCAGTGAAATGGCCGTCATCATAGACGTCGCGAACGCCGTGGTGGCTGCATTGAACGCGGCCACGTTCAGCCGGCCCGTGGCGGCCGAGCGGCGCTGGCAGGCGGAAGAGGAACTGGAGAGCCTGAAGGACCTCAAGGTCGCGGTCATTCCGGTGGCCGTGCCCTCGATCGAGGCCCTCGACAGGAGCCGCCTCGTGCGCGAGGTGGAGGTCGACGTCGTCGTCCAGAAAAAGACGGCCGACCTCGCGGAGACCGACGGGCTGGTCGCCCTCGTGGAGGAGATCGGCAATTTCCTGGCCATGAAACGCCCCACGGCCTGCCCGGCCGCGGCCTGGGTGGGGATCGCCAGCCCGGTCCTCTGCGATCCCGAGCACCTCCGCCAGTACGGCCTCTTTACGAGCGTCCTGGCGCTCTCGTACCGGGTGGCAGGCCAGGATAAGACAGGTGCCTAAGTACCTAAGTGCCTAAGTACCCAGGCACCTCGGCACCGAGGCACCCAGGCACCTTTCGCAAAGAGGCGACTACAATGAACGGAACCTACATGCGTAAGATCACGGTCGCGGCCGCCTACGCGGCCCTCGCGGCCGGGCCGACCGTCGTCACCGTCACCATCTCCTGCCCGCCGGGGAACGCCGGCGTCGTGTATTTCCTCGGCGACGACGGCTCGGACGTCCCCTGGATACCCGGCGAGTGGCACGTCCTCAAGAACGTGGACCTCCAGCAGATCCAGATCAAGGGCACCGTGGGCGACACGGTCACGATCGTGGGAGACACATCGCAATGAGCCCCTACGCCAAGACGGGCCTCATCCCTCGCCGCCCGCCCCTCGCGGGCGGCACGTGGGACGTCTTCGACGATTTCGGGACGGGCGAGTGGACGGGCGGCGATCCCTGGACCCGCATCCGCGACGGGACGCACGCGGGCCAACTCAAGATTCAGGTGGGGGCGGCCGACCACTGTTACCTCAATTCCGGCGGCAGCCAGAACATGCTGGTCTTCCTCACCGACGCCAACAACCGGGACATTACGGGATGGACCGGCGGCGCGGTCCACCCGGTCAACACCGGCGGCGCGGTCAAGACATCAGTCTTCCAGGCGGGCCTCTGGGCGCAGGCCAAGGTGCTCCTGTCGATCCAGGACTCGCAGTTCCTTCTTTACATGCGAGACACCGATGACACGACGATCCTGATGTTCAACTACCGGGGCCAGTACCCGGCCAGCATTCACCAGATCTTGCTGTCGAGCCTGGGCAACTCCGACGCGAGCCTGCATATCAAGTTCGGTTACGCCCAACCCGCGTCCGCGTCGGCGGTCGCGGACCTCGTGCCCTTCGAGGTGGGGTTCCTTGTCCGCCGCCTCATCGATGCGACCCACGCCGAGTGCGAGTGCTGGCTGAAGTGCACGTGGCTCGCCGGCTGTCACCCGGACGGAGACGACTGGCTCTGCGTCTGGAAGGGCACGATCGACCCGACCGCCGTCACGGGCGGGGCGGTGTACCTGTACTTCCGGGTAATCGGCGCCACCATCGACCCCGCCCCCTCGATGCGCATCGCAAATCTCGGCATCGGCCAGGGTGTCTTCGACCCGGCCCGGACGAGCCGGCACCGTTACCTCGCGACCTCGCAGGGCGCCGGCATGTGCGTGAGCGCGTGCGCGTGGGTCAAGGACGACTCGCTCGCTGCCGGCGGCCGCTTCCTGGCCGCGATCCGCGACGGCACGATCGATGGGGGAACGGACGGTCACGTCCACCTCCTGGCCGCGACCGATCGAGACCTGGCCGAATGGGATGAGATAACGGTCTCCGGCTCGCCCCTCTTCGTCGAGGGCGCTCCCGCCGGACGGTACTACTACAACATCCAGATGGGGGCGAGCGGCCGGACGGTCCTCGCCGTCGCCGACAAGTACGGAGGCGCGAAGGGGAATCTGGTCGGCAAGGTGAGCGAGGACGGTGGCCTGACGTGGGGCGCGGCGTTCGACATTGACGCCAGCGCGACATACGATTGCGTCGCCTGCGGCCGGGCCGTCATACGGCACTCGTCGGGACGGTGGCTCGTGCCCTATCACGACGGGTCGAACAACCTGCTCCTGGCCTACACCGATTCGGCCGTGCCCAACACGGGCTGGCACGTGGTCGCGTTGGGCAATCCGTCCGGAATCAACGAGGCGGCCCTGGTCGAGCGGGCGGACGGCAGTTTGCTCCTCGTCGCCCGGGATCCGTCGAGTCCCGTCCAGCGATACGCCTGGTTTGCCACGTGCGCCAGCCCGGCCGGGGCGGGGATCTCGACCTGGAGCGCGTTCGCCCAATACGACGGCCTGGCCGGCCGGGCCTACGTCCCCAATTCGATCATCCCGCTGTTTCTCGTGCGCGGGCAACTCGGACGGCTGCACCTCCTGGGCGGATGCGCAAAGGGCGGGTTCGATTTGACGGGCGGGGCCGGGAACGTGGGACGGATGACGATAGGCCGCCGGTTCTCGGACGACGGCGGCGCGACGTGGCGGTGGGCGCCGGATTCGCCCCTCTTCGGCCTGCGCGAGATCCACGTCCAGTATCCGTGGGTCGCCCGCGATGGTCGAAGAGGTTTCATCACTTGGACCACCGAGCGACTATGCGCGGCCATCGTGGATCCGGCCATGTTCGCGGAGGACGGAGAGGTCGCGTGGTGACGGAACAAGCGACTGAGCGGCTGAGTGACTGAGCAAAAACAAAGACGGGAGAAACTGAAATGACCCTCAAACGCGGTTACGAGATGTATCTCTACTACTCGGCGGCCGGCATCGGCGGCACGCCCGCCTGGACGCTCCTGGCGATCGTCCGCGGCGTCAAGGTCCCGTGGTCGAGGTCCGAGATCCCGGTCACGACGCGTGGGGCCGCCGGCTGGAAACAAGTCATCTACGGCCTCCTGGAGGCGGGCGTCGACTTCGACATGCCTTATGACGCCGACGACGCGGGCCTGGCGGCCTTGAGGGCCGCCTTCATCGCCAACACTCCGATCGGCATCGCCGCCATGAACGGGCCCGTCAACGTGGCAGGCAGCGAAGGGCTGTGGGCCGATTGCGCGGTGGGAAAATTCGACACCGACGAGCCGCTCGACGGCGACGCGACGGTCGCGGTCAGTCTGAAGCCGACCTACTCGGCGAACGTCCCGCAGTTCAAGGTGATCGGGGCGTAGTGCGAAAAGTACCTGAGTACCGAAGTACCTGAGTACCTGGGTGCCTGGGGAAAAAGGAGAGAACCTTGAACGCCATCCTTCGAATCGTGACGGGCATTCTGACTTACGGACTCGGGGCCATCCTCCTGTGGCTCGCGGCCAGGGGCGTCATCCTCTCCGACGCCGACCAGCAGTGGCTGAAGGACGCCGTGCCGCCTTGCGCCGCAGCCGTAGCGGGCCTCCTGGCCATTGCCGCGGGCGCGGGTTGGAAACACCTCAAGGCATGGCTCGCCCGGCGTAAAATGCTCGATTCTACGTTACTGCTTTTGCTTCTCCTCCCATTGTCGGCCGGCTGCATTGCGCCTACGGCGGTGCGCGAGGCGCAGGCGTGGGAAGTGGCCGTCTGGCAGGGCCATCTCGGCAACGACCAGCGCATCGAGCGGACCTGGGAGTCCGTCTTCGTCGCCACTCGGCAGGCAGACATCGACTATACGACACAAAAGACCATCGACCTCGTCAAGATGACGGCCAAGACCCCGGCCGACATCGAGGAGGGGATCAAGGCCGTCATCGCCAAACGCGACAAGGCGATGGCCGACACCCAACTCGTCGTCGCCAGGATGAGAAGTCTCGTCGCCACGAACCAGAACGAGGCGGCCAAGGCCATGCGGGTCAACGGGGCGGTCTCGCAGTGGATGAGCGTCGGCATGGAGGCGAGCGCTATCCCCAACATCGTCAATGAGGCGTTCGGCCTCATCCAGTCCCTGGGCTTGAAGGTCCAGATGCCGGGGATTCAGACGCCGACAATCCAGCCTGCACCCGATTGACGCGCGGATGGGGATCTGTGGGGACGGTTAGGGACGCCTGGGCACAACTACGCAGGAGACGACTCATGGGAAGCATCGCAGACCTTGTGAACGGGGAGTTCGCCCACCTCGATCCTGCCGCTCAGCAGGCGGCCATCGACCAGGCGGAGAGGGACATCCGAGAGATGCCCGAGGCCGACCAGGCCCGCCTGCTGGCCGCCCTCGGCGTCGAGACGCAGAATAAGAGGGACGGGGCGGCGCTGGTGGCGACGATCCGGGCGCTGGCCGCCGCCGCCGCCCAAATCGGATTCAAGTTGATCTGAGAAGAGGCACCTAAGTGCCGACGCGCCTTGGTACTTAGGTACTCAGGCACCCAGGCACGCAGTTAGGAGGTTTTCACGTGGCAGACCTGACAGTCACACCGGCAAACGTGCTGCCTTATAGCGGCGCGAGGATCCAGACGGGCCGGGCCGGCGAAACCATCGCGGCCGGCCAGGCCCTGTACTTGAAGGACGCCGACGGGAAACTCTGGAAGGCCGACGACGCGTCCGCCGCCAAGGCCGCCGCCGTGGGCGTCGCCCTGAACGGCGGGGCCGCGGGCCAGCCGATCTCGTACCTGGAGGCCGGGGGCGTCAACCCCGGCGCCACGGTCGTCGTCGGCGTCGTCTACGGCGTCACGGACACCCCCGGCGGGATCGGCGCGATAAGCGAGCGTGCCGTCGGGGACTATATCACCATCCTCGGCGTCGGCGTGACCGCCACGCGCATCGACGTGGCCATCAACGCCTCCGGCGTCGCCGTGCCGGCGTAGTCAAGAAACAGGCGCCTAAGTGCCTGAGTACCTAAGTACCTGAGTGCCCAGGGACGGAGGCGCCCAGGGACCTAGGGACCCAGGCACCCAGGCACCAAGGCACGGAGGCACCGACGTGAAAACATTCACCGACGCCGAAGGCCGCACGTGGGAGGTCCTGGTCGACGTCTCGACGGTGAGGCTCGTCCGCACCGCCCTTGGCGTCGACCTCATGGAGGTGGCCGCCGGCGACCTCCTGGCCCGCTTTTGCCGAGACCCCTGTCTCCTGGTGGACATTCTCTACGTCCTTTCGGCCCCGGCGCCCGGTTTCGAGGCGGTGAAAAAGGAGGAGTTCGAGCGGGCGATGCGGGGCGACGTGCTGGACCAGGCCGCCGCGGCCCTCGCAGAGGAAATTCTCGATTTTTTCCCACGGGCCCGGCGCCTCCAGGCGCTGGGAAAACTCGTGGAGGCCGTGCACGCCGAAGAGGCGGCGGTGAAAGAGGCGACCCGGATCCTCGCCCCCCTGGCGGCGGCAGAAACGCCGGCGCAGGCCGTAAAGGAGAGCGAAAAACCGCCGCCGGCCGACGATCCAGCCGCCGCAGCCAAGGCTGCTCCGGCGGAGGCGGCAAGACCCGGCCTCGTCGGCTGAGCGCCCAAGAAATCTGGCGCCTGGTCTGGCAACTCGCCGGCGTCTGCGGCGTCGACCCTTCCGGCCTGACTCTCCGGGACCTGGCCTGGATGGCCGAGGCCCGCCGCCGGGACGAGTGGGGTCGCCTATCGTGCCTCCTCGCGCACCTCGCCAACATAGCCAGCGGCGCGAGGTGGACGCGCAAGATGCTGCCGGAGGATTTCAACTTCTATGCGACGAGACGCTTTTCAGGAAAGAGCGGCGCGGGCGGGGGCATGACGGTGACGGGCCGGAACGTCCGGGTGCTGAAGCAGGTGTTCGTGGATCAAAAGACAAAGTAGGTGCCGAGGCAACTGGGTGCCGAGGTGCCGGGGTAAGCGGCACCGAGGAACCCGGGCACCAGGGCACCCAGGCACTCAGGCACGGAGGCACTTAGGAACCTGTCGTGATAACGTTCGCCGTCAAAAAGTGGTTCTTCGACCAGCCGCGGGTCCGGGCCCTCCTGGAACCGGCCGTGGCGGACTACCTCGAGCACCTCGGCGCGTGGATCCGGACGACCGCCCAGCGCTCGATGCGTTATCGCAAGTATGGGTCGGCCTCCGCCCCCGGCCAACCCCCTAGCGCGCACCGACCGCGCGCGTTGTTGCGCCAACACATCTACTACTGCCTCGATCCCCAGACCCGGACGGTCGTCGTCGGCGCTCAAGTCTTCGCATCTCCCAACTTTGAACGGGGGGCGTCGATGGGCTGGAATGTCCCCTTCGTCCAGGAGCATGGTTTCAGCGGGACTCGCCGCCTCCGCAACTGGCGCTGGAAACTGGGCATGCGGGGTTGGGGCCTGGGCGCTTCGGGCTGGCCACCGCGGCCCTACCAGGTCGGCGACTTCGCTGTCATTCGCGGGACGACGTACCTGCCGGATCGGCCCGAAGGCGGCGCCCTTATCCGAAGCGCGGAGGGTCGCCTGCACGAAGTGAAAAGATACGCCAACGTGATCCTCTTGAGAACGCCCTTGCAGGCGGCGCGCGCCACGATGCTGCGTCCGCTGATTTATGGACCGATGGTTCTGGAACGTAAGGTGACTTATCCCCCCAGACCGTTTATCTCGGCGGCGATGTACACGGCCATCGACTTGGGGTTGCCCAAGAAGTTCGCCCGGCAGGCGCTTCAGAGGTTCGGGCTGAGACGAAGTGCCTGAGTACCTAAGTACCTAAGTGCCTAAGTAACGGAAAAAAAGATGCCTTCGGCAAGAGAACTTCGGGCCGGCCTGGTGTTCGTCGAGATGGGGATCGACCGCGCATTCCTCCAGGCGGAACTCGACAAGGCCAAGGCCCAGGTGGCGAAGACCGCCGCGGACATGAACAAGGCGGGCGCAGCGGGGGGGGGCTTCGGGGCGGGGGCGGGCGGGCCACCTGCCGGCAAGTGGATGCAGATGGTGGCACGCGGGGCCGGCGTCGCCTATGGCCTGGAGACCCTCGCCGGCACGGTCAGCGGCTTCATCGCCCTCCTGAAGGGAGACTGGGAAGGGGCGATCAAGGGCATCAGACAGGTGCCGGTCCTCGGCGCCGTTGCGGTCGATGTGGCCGACGCGGTCGACGCCCTGTTCCTCGGGACCAAGGCCTATGTCGCCGGCCTCAAGAAGGCCGCCCAGGAGTTCCAGGACTATACGACCGGCGTCAGCGGCCTCGGGGAACTCGGCCTCAAGTTCCAGCGCCGCGCATGGATGATCGGCCAGGGGCCCGGGGCGGAGGCGGCAGAGAAGATCCACGAGGAGGCCATGACGGCAATCCACGAGGCGATGGAAATCGCCCGGAAAAAGGGGATCGATACCGAGACGCATCCGGGTTTCAAGAAGACCCTCCGGGACATCGTAAACTGGGAGAACAAGGCGACCGCGGAGGCGGCCCGGGCCCCCGACATCAAGAAGTACCAGGACGCCCTGGCGAGGGCGGAAGACGATTGGGCAAAACTCAATTTGTCGGAGGAGGAATACATCGCCCGCCAGATCGAAATGCTGGGGTTGCCGGCGGAACAGGAATACCGCCTGATCGACCTTCTCCTGGAGAACAAGGAGACCGCCGAGAAACAGAAGGAGGCCGCCGAGGGCGCCAAGAAGGCCGCGGAGGAGGCGTCCCGGATGCGGCAGGAGGTCCTGGACGACGCCCGCCGGCACGACGAAGAGCGCGTGCGAACGCTGGAGGAGATCACTCGCTCCGTCGAGACGCCCGAAGAAGAGTTCATGCGCCGCAAAGGGGAACTCGACAAGGCCCTCGAGGAAGGCCTGCCGCAGGACATCTACGAGCGCGCCATTCGAAAGGCCCTCGAACAGGCCGCCGCGGCCTTGCCCGACCTCGTCGGTTCGACGTACCGCGCGAAGGGGACGTTCTGGGGCATGGAGTCGGCGATGGGCATGGGGGGCGCCGGCGGGACCGAGGTCCTGCTTCGCAAGACCGCCGATTCGAGCGAGAAAACCGCCCGCCTGCTTCAGAGGTTGGCGGACGAGGGGATTCCGCTGGTGTGGAATTGACAAAACGGGTGCCTGGGTGACCAGGTGCCTGGGTACATCGGTACTTAGGTACACAGACACTTCGGCACCTCGGCACGAGGGTTCAAGCAATGGCGGCGACGGCAGAGGAACAGGCCAATTCGCGCGAACTGGGCGCGACTTCCGGCCGGATCGGCTACCTGGTGACGGGTGCCGCGACGGAGGCCGATGCGCGGGTCGCCATCCTCGCCGCCGCCCCTTCCACCTTCGGCGGCTTCACGCGCCGCGACGCGACCGCCAAGGTCTCCGACGACATCGCCGGGACCTGGCTGGGCGAGGCCACCTACGGGGCCCCCGGGGCCAAGGTTCTCTCGGCCGGCGAGGTGACGATCTCGGGGACGCCCGGCGGGGCGTTTCAGATCCGCCGCTGCTCCGCAACGCTCTCCCAGACCGAAGTCCTCGCGTGCCTGCTGGCCACCGGTTTCGGCCGGACCACCCACATGACCCACGGCTTCGAGTTGCTCGGCTCCTATCCGACGGGCGCCCCCGATTTCGGCGGGGCCATCAACGTCAAACGCAACGGGGACGTCCAGGAGGTCGAGGGGGTCGATGTGCCCCCCGGCGCCCAGAACAGTGCGGCCATCACCATCACCGTCAACGATTTCACGCTCAACCTGAACAAGGGCCAGTGCCTCTTCCAGGGCCTCGGTTGGCAGGAGCGCCCGGACGGCCTCTGGGAACTGGCGTGGGATTTCAGCGTCATGGCCGACTTCCACGCCCTGGAGATCGACGGAATCACCGGCATCGAGCAGCCCGCCTGGTCGTATCTCTGGGTCTTCTATGAAACCAAGTCCGACGACACCGCCCACTGCCTCGTCGAGCGGGCCAAGGCGGTGTACGTCCACCGGGTCTACGACGCGGTGGACTTCGCGGACCTGGGCACTGGCTGCATAAACTCGGTCGAAGAGGAGCCGTGAACGACCAGTGACTGAGTAACTGAGTACCTAAGTACCTGAGTCAACGACATGGCAAATGAGAGAGCGGTGCCGGGCCAGCCGTTCCGTCCGTCCGCGCGGGTGCAGAACGAACTCCTCGCGCTCCTCGACGCCTGGCGGAGCGGCGAACTCGCCAGCGGCGGCGGCGCTGGGATGGGCGGCGCTGGGATGGGCGGCATCGTCCCCGTCCGCAACGACAGCGGCGGCGACCTCGACCGTTTCGCCGTCCTGGGCATCAACGGCGTGATATACACGCCCAACCAGAACCTGGACGGATTCAAGAACGGCCCGGCCCTCGCGGGCGTTACGCCGAATTATCCTGACGCCGGGATGGGCGGTCATCGAAACAAGTTCGTCGTTCTCCAGGAGCCGCTCGCCTCTTCCGGCATCGGCCGGGCCATGATCCTCGGCGTCACGCCCGTCAAGGTCAATGTCCTGAATCTCTACCAGCAGGCGGTGGACGTCGAGAACGGAAATGCGACGAGGCTACGTTCCTGCTGGATGGGCGGTGGCCGGATCCTCTGCCGGCCGGATGCGTTGGGGGAGCAGTGGGCCTTCGTCGCCGTCGGGTTCCCGGCCGAGCCGATGCAGGGTTTCTGGGCCAAAGTGACCTCCGTCCAATCGGAGTATCTCTACTGGCACTACAAGTACACATTTGTCGAAGTCGAAAAGGGCATCCTGCGGGCGTTCGACGACGCGGGCGAGGATACGCACTGGGTCCCGGTAACGGGCGGACGGTGCGGCGTCCTTCGCCTGGGCCCCGAGAACGGCATACCCGAGAACGACGACTTCGTCAGTAAACTGCACGTCGGTTCCGTCACTTGGGTCAGACCTGTGTGGACGGCGAACACCGGCGACCCGCAGTACGACCTGGAATACTGGGCCTCCTCGATCAGTTACGGCTAACGGGCGGTCGATGGCGGTGACCCATGCTCGTCAAGGCCGAGGACATTCCGGCAGCCGTTCGTCAAGTCCCGCTGGCCTGCGTGCACCAGGTCATCCGGCCCCGGCCGCCCTGGGCGCGGCTGGAAGGCTGGGGCGACTGTCTTTCGTGCTCAGCCGACGCCGCCAACGCCGCCTGCGCCGGATACCGTCCTTTCCCCGCGCCCCAAGGAAAGGCGCCAACCGCAAAGTCGCCGACGCGTCAAAGCCGCTATGGCGACGGCGCGAGCGCGAAGAGCGCAAAGGAAAGAGGCGTCCTCGTTTGAAAAACAAGAGGTCCTGGCCTTCCTTTGCGTTCTTTGCGCCCTTTGCGGTTCAGGCTTGACAGGCCGACGCTTCCCGATATGATGCCCCTGGAGGCGCGGTTCGGCGGGCCTCGTGGAGCCCTGGCATGCCGCGCAAAGCCGCCCCCCCCCAAAAACCCGCCGTCGAGCGCCCCAAGACCTGGCAGGACTGCGACCGTCTCGTCCACCTGATGGCCCGGACCGACGCCCAGGCGGCCGTCGCCAAGGCCCAGGCCGATGAACGCATCGGCCGGGTGAACGCGGAACTCGCAGAGGCGATCGCGCCCCTGGCGGCCATACGCGACGAACTCGCCGAGGCCGTCGAGACCTTCGCCTCATCACACCGCAAGGACTTTGGGGGCGAGCGGTCGATGGCCCTGGCCCACGGCCGCGTCGGTTGGCGGACCTCGCCGCCCGCCGTCCGGTTCCTCCGGCCGGCCGATCAGATCGTCGCCGACCTGGAGGCCCGCGGGATGGACTTCGCCATCATGGTGACGAAGCGGCCCTCGAAGGACGTGCTCGTCGAGCAGGACGCGGATCTCCTACGGGAACTCGGCGTCAGGGTGACCCAGCGGGACGATTTCTACGTGGAGTTCGCCGAGGCGGCGGTGTCGGAGGCACCAATAGAAAGTGACTGAGTACGTGCGGTTTAGCCATTTACGCTGCCGCGAAAAGGGCATAGGCGACGGTTTCCAGAATTTGTTGAACTCGGGGCGAAAACATCGACTTGGGTGAAATTCGATGCTGCCACAACACCCGACGCAGGGCC